AGGCATCGGAAGCGTTAGCCGAAAAGATGAACGGCAAATTCCGCGCTGACTATCAGGAAACATCCGGTGGCGAAGCGTGTGATAACGCATTTGATGATGCTGTAACGGGCGGATTCGGTTGTTTCCGCATGTGTGCCGATTACGAAGATGAAATGGATCCGAGTAACGAGCAGCGACGCATCAGCCTTCTTCCTGTTTACGACCCAGCGACATGCGTCTTCTTCGATCAGGACAGCAAGCAATATGACCGCTCTGATGCTATGTGGGCTATGGAAATGTTCTCCATGACGCCTAAAGCGTTCGAGGCTGAATACCCTGATTCCATCGCGGCAAGCCTTTCTCGTGATGACACTGGCACTCAATATGACTGGTCAACGCCCGATGCCATCTATGTTGGACACTACTACGAAGTTCGCATAGAGAAGGTGAAGCTCACGGCGTGGCGCAACCCTGTTAGCGGAGAAATGGCAATCTATGATGAAGAGCAAATCAAAAATATTGTCGACGAACTGACCGATGGTGCATTCGAACTGATTGGCGAGCGAACGGTGAAGAAACGCCGCGTTTATTGCGGCCTTCTGTCTGGCGCTGAATGGCTGGAAGAACCGAAGCGTATTCCGGGCGAACATATTCCTCTCATCCCGGTATATGGGCGTCGCTCGTTTGTTGATAATCAGGAGCGAATCGAAGGCCACGCAGCAAAAGCGATGGATGCACAGCGTCTTGAGAACCTGATGGTTTCCATGATTGCAGATAACGCCACTCAGGCTGGCGGCGATGGCATTCCTGTAGTTGATGTTGACATGATTCCTGGTCCTCTTGCCACTCATTGGGCGGAGCGCAACAAAAAGCGCCCGGCGTTCCTGCCGATGGTCAGTCTGAAAAACAAAAACGGAGATATTACTGCGCAGGCTCAGGTCAGCAGTTATACACCTCCGACACAAATGCCTCCTGCTCTTGCCGGGCTATTGCAGTACACCGGAACGGCTATTCAGCAAATTACAGGTGCGTCGCAGCTTGAGAACATGCCGAGCAACGTCGCTACCGATACCGTTGATAGCATCTTTAACCGGATGGACACGCAGTCCTATATCTACATGGACAACATGGCTAAATCCATGCGCCGTGCTGGCGTCGTGTGGCTTTCTATGGCTCGTGAAGTCTATGGCAGCGATACGCCAATGCGCATCGTTAATGAGGATGGCAGCGATGACGTGGCGCTGATGAATGGTGAAGTGGTTGACCGTCAGACAGGGAAGGTTATCGCGCTTAACGACCTTTCGCAGGGTAACTATGAAGTGACTGTCGATGTCGGTCAGTCGTTCGCTACTCGCCGTGATGCAACGGTTAAGTCGTTGCTTTCCATGCTGGCACTTATCCCGCCAGGAACGCCGAAGCATGACCTTGTATCGTCGATGATTCTCGACAATATGGACGGCGAAGGGATGGACGACCTTAAAGAATACAACCGCAATCAGTTGCTTCTGTCTGGCGTTATTAAGCCGAGAACACCAGAAGAACAGCAAATGGTTGAGCAGGCGAAACAACAACAGGCCAGTCAGCCAGATCCGGCTATGGTTGCTGCGCAAGGTCAGCTTCTTGCTGGTCAGGCTGAATTGCAGAAAGCGCAGAACGAACAGGCAGCCATTCAGGTTAAAGCATTCCAGGCACAGACTGATGCTCAGGTTGCAGCGGCAAACGTTGTGAAAATCCTCGCATCTGCCGATAGCCAGCAGAAATCTGATATCCGCGAGGCTCTGAAACTGCTCGGACAGTTCCAGCAACAGCAAGGAGACAATGCCCGTGCTGATGCAGAGCTTGTCCTGAAAAGTCAGGCACAGGGTCATGCGCAGCGCATGGACATCAGCAGCATCCTGCAAAAATCAACTCAGCAACAACCACAGCAGTAATTAACCCATAACGTGCAATGGCTGTCTTTATGAGGCCTGGCACCCTATTGCCTTCCGATGGGCTGAACATCGAGTAAACAGGGGTAACAAATGGACCAGATGGCAGAAAACACACCAGAAGTTGAAATCGAAACCGATGCGTCAGAGCAGATTCCTGATGATGTCGAACTGGCTGAAGAAGTCGAAACAGAAGATGGCAGTGAGTCCTCCGGCAATGATGCAGAGGAAGCTACTGAAACTGATGGCGACGAATCAGAACAGGAATTCTACTTTGGTGACGAAAAGCTGGATTCGCCAACCAGCGAAGATGGCGCAGAGCATGGACTGGTAAAACACCTGCGCAAGACGATTAAAGAGAAAGACCGCGAGCTGAAAGAGCTGATGCGTCAGTCTCAGAAACCCGTCGAGCAGCAGCCGGTAATAACTCAACCACCGCGAATGCCAAAACTGGATGATGAGGACATCGGTTTCGATGAAGAAATCTACCAGCAACGCATGGCTAAGTGGGCAGAGGATAACGGCAAGTACCAGCAACAGGAGATGGCTCGCAAGCAGAAGGAGCAGGAGCTTCAGGCTGCCTATCAAGAGCGATTATCCAAATATCAGCAACGTGTTAAGGCTCTCAAAGTTCCTGGCTATCAGGAAGCAGAACAGGCCGTACTCGAGGAAATCCCCATCGAGACACAAAACGCGATCCTGTTTGAGTCAGAGAAGCCGGAAATCGTTGTTCTGGCGCTCGGTCGCAACGCTGAACTGCGCAAGCAACTGGCAGAAGCTACCAACCCCGTAGCAATTGGTCGTCTGCTGGAACGTATCGAATCGAAGGCCAGAGTCATGCCAAAAGCAAAAACCACGGCAGCCACAACCCCGACAGTTAAGGGGAGCAACGGCGCAGTAATCAACAACCTCGGCAAATTGAAAGCCAAGGCGCTGGAAACTGGTGACTGGACGCCGTATTTCGCCGCTAAAAAGGCAAAAAAATAACCTATCGGAGCATTAAACATGGCTAACCAATTAGCAAAAGACCTTGAAATCATGTTCGAAAACTACGTTGAAGGCTTTGAGGCCGCCTGCGTAGTTTCCCGTAACGCTAAAAAATTCCGTCCCGGTGATACAGCAATGCAGCGAGCAGGTGATGTTCTGTATCGTCCGCAGCATTACCACATGAACATTGAGGAAGGCCTAGACCTCAGCGGCAAAACGCCAACAGCACTGGTTCAGCGCCTTGTTCCTTCTGTGTTCAAGGAGCCGAAAAACATTCTGTACACTCTGGATGCGCGTGAAATGCGTGACCCGGAACATAAAACTGAAGCTGGTCGCGCCGCAGGTATGCGCCTTGCTGCACAGATTGACTCTGACCTGATTTCCATGGTCACGCAGCGTGCTACTAACGTGATCACAATGGCTGACTCAACCACTGGTTCACAGGGTCGTGATTTGTGGAACTGTGCGGCAGGTATTGATGCCACCATGACGGCGATTGGTGTACCACAGGGTATCAACCGCCGCTCTTTCTGGAACCCCTTCAACTACAAAGACCTTGCTGGCGAGCTTGGTCACCGTGCCTATGCTCAGGGCGCAACCCTGACAGCATACGAAAAAGCGCAGATCCCTCCGGTTGCGTCCTTCGATAGCTACAAGACCGATATTTCTGGTCGTGTTCCGAAGGGTACAGCAACTTCCATTACGCTGGCAGCAGCACCTGCGCACAAGGTTGAAGCGAAAGATGCTAACGAAATGCCAGTGGATAACCGACAGGGGACCATTACGGTATCTGCTGAAGGTTTGCAGGTTGGCGATGCGTTTACCATCGCAGGGGTGAATTCCGTACACCAGATCACCAAAGATACCACCGGGCAGCCGCAGGTATTCCGCGTTCTGGCAGTTAGCGGAACGACAGTAACTATCTCCCCGAAAATTCTGCCGCCTGACAACGCGGATGTCGCCAGCCGTCCATATGCAAACGTTGATGCTAATGCGGCAAGTAGCGCAGCAATCACCATTCTCAACAAAAATGCCGCACCGGCTAACCTGTTCTGGGCTGATGGTTCTGTTGAACTGATGTACGGCAAACTGGCGTTCCCGACTGGTCAGGGTCCACAGGTAATGACAGCAACCACCGAGCAGGGCGCTACACTGATCATGTCTTACGCCTTCGACCACATCAAAGGCGTAACCACTGCGCGTTTCACCACTCTGTACGGTTGCTCTGTACTGGTTCCTGAATATACGGGCATCGTTATTGCCGGGCAGTAATTTAGGTGGGGCTTCGGCCCCATTTTTATTGGGAGAAGACAATGGCACGAACAATGCTCTATAAGCCGGGCAACATGATCACCTGTGGTCAGTTTGCTGTCGATTACATCATTGTTGATGACGAAGAAGTTAAATCTCACCTGAAAAAAGGCTGGGTAAAAACTCCTGAAGAAACCGCAACGAAGCAAAAAGTGGCTAAGGCGGAAGAAGATGGCGAAAACGAAGGGTGATCTCGTTCTTAAGGCTTTACGAAAAGCCGGGCTGTATTCCAATGCCACGTTGACAGATGCTGACCCTCAGGCAATTGAAGATGCCATTAATGACCTCGAAGACATGATGGCAGCATGGCAGGCAAAAGGTATCGAGCTTGGGTATCAGTTTGCTGATACAGAAAACGGCATCATGCCGTTACCTGACGATGATTCAGGTATCCCTGCATGGGCAAATGATGGCGTCGCTTTGAAACTCGCTGTGCAAGTGTGCATGGATAACGTCATTCAGCCGTCAGACGCTCTCCTTACCGCTGCTGACAGTGCATATCAGACAATCTGTATCGCTTTAACCAAAATACCACCACTTGAGCGGAGAAATGACATGCCTCGCGGTAGTGGTAACAAAAGCGCGTTTACGTGGAATCGGTTTTACATCGAGAAAGATGATCCGAGTACGTGAGGTGAATAAATGCCGATTCAGCAACTTCCGCTTATGAAAGGTGTCGGCAAAGACTTTCGAAACGCCGACTATATCGACTATCTGCCAGTGAATATGTTGGCAACCCCCAAAGAAATCCTGAACAGCAGCGGATATCTTCGCTCATTCCCGGGCATTGCCAAACGCTCTGATGTGAACGGTGTATCGCGCGGCGTCGAGTACAACATGGCGCAGAATGCTGTTTATCGTGTCTGTGGCGGCAAGCTCTACAAAGGCGAAAGCGAAGTCGGTGACGTCGCCGGAAGTGGTCGCGTATCAATGGCCCATGATCGGACATCACAGGCGGTAGGTGTTAACGGGAAACTGGTCGAGTATCGCTATGATGGCACGGTTAAAACAGTCTCAAACTGGCCAACAGACAGCGGATTCACGCAGTATGAATTAGGTTCGGTCCGTGACATTACGCGCTTACGTGGGCGTTATGCGTGGTCAAAAGACGGAACTGATTCATGGTTTATCACTGACCTTGAAGACGAATCGCATCCTGACCGCTACAGCGCACAATATCGCGCAGAATCGCAGCCGGACGGAATCATCGGTATCGGCACATGGCGAGACTTCATAGTCTGCTTTGGTTCATCAACGATTGAATATTTCTCCCTGACTGGTGCAACCACAGTTGGTGCCGCTTTGTATGTCGCACAACCATCACTGATGGTGCAAAAAGGCATTGCCGGAACTTACTGCAAAACGCCGTTTGCTGACTCGTATGCGTTCATCAGCAATCCGGCAACAGGTGCGCCGTCTGTATACATCATCGGCTCCGGTCAGGTATCACCAATCGCCAGCGCGAGCATTGAGAAAATCCTCCGCTCCTACACTGCTGATGAACTGGCTGATGGCGTGATGGAATCGCTGAGATTTGATGCGCATGAACTGCTGATTATCCATCTTACGCGCCACGTCCTCGTGTACGACGCATCTTCAAGCGCCAATGGTCCGCAATGGTGTGTACTGAAAACAGGCCTGTATGACGATGTGTACCGCGCTATCGACTTCATTTACGAAGGCAATCAGATAACGTGCGGCGATAAGCTGGAATCCATGACAGGGAAATTGCAATTCGACATCAGCAGCCAGTACGACAAGCAACAGGAACATCTGCTGTTTACTCCTCTGTTCAAAGCGGATAACGCCAGAGTGTTCGACCTTGAAGTTGAATCGTCAACTGGAGTTGCGCAGTACGCTGACCGCCTTTTTCTCTCTGCAACCACTGACGGCATCAATTACGGGCGTGAGCAGATGATTGAGCAGAATGAACCGTTCGTTTACGACAAACGCGTTTTGTGGAAGCGTGTCGGGCGAATAAGGAAAAATGTCGGCTTCAAATTGCGCGTTATCACTAAGTCACCTGTCACTCTCTCAGGCTGCCAGATAAGGATTGAGTAATGGCGGATTCGAATCTCAATGTGCCGGTAATCATTCAGGCTACACGGCTCGACACATCAGTCCTTCCACGCAATATCTTCTCGCAGTCGTATCTGCTTTACGTTATCGCACAGGGCACTGATGTTGGTAACGTGGCTAACAAGGCCAACGAGGCCGGACAGGGCGCTTACGATGCTCAGGTGAAAAACGATGAACAGGATGTCGAACTGGCTGACCACGATGCAAGAATCACCGCAAACACAAAAGCGATAAATCTCCTTGAGGTCAGGTTAACAACCGCCGAAGGGAAGATAGTCGTACTGCGTAGCGATGTTGATTACTTGCTGGATGAGGTTATCGATATTCAGGCGCATCTGGTCACTGTTGACCAAAGACTGGATGGCGTAGAAAGCGATGTATCTGACATTAAGAGTGATTACGTATCGAAAACCGTAACCGAATCGCAGTCTCTTGCGTCACCGCTGGATGTAAAAACATCATATTCAGTTGATGGAATTCAGGTTGTTGGAGCAAGAAATACCGGATGGACTGCAGCCACAGGTACACCTCTTCTTGGCTCATTCAACGCTAACCAGTCATACACGGTCGGCACTACGTACACACAATCCGAAGTCGCGGCTCTCGCTACAGGTTTGCAGCAGGCGCGGCAGCGTATTCTGGCGCTTGAAACAGCACTTAGATTACATGGGCTGATTGACTGATGATTACATTCAAACCAACGCGAAACATCGACCTGATAGAAGCAGTCGGAAATCACCCCGACATTATCGCCGGGAGCAACAACGGTGATGGATACGACTACAAACCTGAATGCCGTTACTTCGAGGTGAACGTGCACGGGCAGTTCGGCGGCATTGTTTACTATCAGGAGATTCAGCCGCTGACATTCGATTGCCACGCCATGTACCTGCCAGAGATTCGCGGATTCAGCAAGGAAATCGGGCTGGCGTTCTGGCGATACATTCTGACCAACACCACCGTTCAGTGCGTCACATCATTCGCTGCACGCAAATTCCGCCACGGTCAGATGTACTGCGCAATGATTGGCCTTAAGCGTGTAGGAACCATCAAGAAATACTTCAAAGGCGTGGATGACGTGACGTTTTACAGCGCAACACGCGAAGAACTAATCGACTTCCTGAATCACGGGAGATAGCCATGTTATATGCATTTAAGCTGGGCAGAAAACTGCGCGGCGAGGAACCTTATTGCCCTGAAAAAGGCGGGAAAGGTGGCAGTTCTGATAAAAGCGCAAAGTATGCAGCAGAAGCTCAGAAGTATGCCGCAGACCTGCAAAATCAGCAGTTCAACACCATCATGAACAACCTGAAGCCGTTTACTCCTCTGGCTGATAAGTATGTCGGCAGCCTCGAGAACTTATCGTCTCTGGAAGGGCAAGGTCAGGCACTTAACCAGTATTACAACTCTCAGCAGTACAAAGATCTTGCTGGTCAGGCTCGCTATCAGAGTCTGGCGGCAGCGGAAGCAACGGGTGGATTAGGTTCCACAGCAACCAGTAATCAGTTAGCAACAATCGCACCAACGCTTGGTCAGCAATGGCTATCTGGACAAATGAACAATTACAACAACCTGGCAAATATCGGTCTTGGCGCTCTTCAGGGGCAGGCAAACGCCGGGCAAACATATGCCAACAACATGAGTCAGATTTCACAGCAAAGCGCGGCGCTGGCTGCGGCAAACGCCAACCGACCGTCAGCATTGCAGCAGGGGGTTAGTGGTGCTGCATCCGGTGCGCTTTTGGGTGGTGGCATAGCCAGTGCTCTCGAGCTATCAACTCCGTGGGGTGCTGGTATTGGTGCTGGTCTTGGTCTGCTTGGTTCACTGTTTTAAGGGTTAATCAATGGCTACGTGGCAACAGGGTATTAATTCTGGTGGTTTTCTGGCTGGCATCGGTACGCAAAATGAGAATGCGCCAAAGGCAAGCGACATTAACGCAACGCTTGGTCTGATCCGCGAAAACAATGAACTGGCTCGCTCAGGTGCAAATAACGTTGGTCTGACCGCGTTACGTGGTCTGGCTGGAGTTGCTGATATTTACAATCAGGAACAGCAACAGAAAGCTATTAGTGCGTTCAATAAGGTTCACGCTGATGCATGGGCTTCTGGTGATCCATCGGGACTATTTAAGTTTGCCCAGGAAAATCCAGCGTTTGTTGCACAGGCACAACAGGCGTTTTCCGGTCTTAATGATCAGCAACGCAACGATATGGGCGATTTAGCCATGAGGGCTAACGTCGCTCTTTCTCAGGGACCGGAAGCCTACAGTAAATTCATTACTGACAACAAGGACAGGTTAAATCGCGTGGGTGCGAATGCTGACTGGATGATTCAGACAGGTATCCAGAATCCAGAGCAGCTATCACACATGCTGACTACTATGTCTCTCGGTGCGCTTGGACCAGAAAAGGCGTTTGCTGTTCAGGACAAGATGGCTGGTCGTGAAATTGACCGAGGCAGACTGGCAGAGACAATCCGCAGCAATCAGGCTGGAGAAGCACTTCAGGCGAGAGGGCAAAACCTTTCCTATCAGTCAGCAATGACTGGACACGGACTTGCAGCAGAAAGACTGGCACTTGATAAGCAGAAATTCGGTTTTGAAGTACAACAGGCACAAAAGAAGGCCGATGAACTTATTAATGCTGCGCCAAAACTATCCGTGAACATGGAAAAGGCTATAGAAAAATCAGCAGGTGATGCGGCAGCTAGTCGTAATGCTGCCGATTCAATGACAACGCTTGCTGACACGCTTGAGAAGGAGAAGCCAACTCCTGGTTTGTTCGGTAACGCTGAAAATATGTTCTCTAAGCTTACGGGGCAAGATAACTACCTCCGAGATGTGCGGATTAGATTCAACCAACTAGCCAATGCGCAGGCAACCAAGCTTCTCCCTCCCGGCCCTGCATCAGATAAGGATATTGAGTTTGCAAGGAAAGGCATTCCAAGCGAAACGGATAATCCAATGGTTATGGCTCGATGGTTAAGGGGTATGGCAAAAATGGAAAGTAATAACGCGAAATTCAACGAGTTTAGGTCAGAGTGGATGAGTGCAAACGGCAGCCCAGGACAATCTGATCGCAACCGAAACATCATGGGGATGGATGTTAAGAAGGGTGAATCATTGAACTCTGCGGCAAAACGTTTTCTTTCCTCAAGTTATGGCGATAGCCAACCTCAACAGCAATTGTCCGATGACGAATTAATTAGCAAATATCTCGGAGGGCAGTAATGGCTTATAGTCGTGAACAATTGATGACGGCGTTAAGGAATGCTGATGCTGCTGGTGATACTGAGGGAGCACGTCGCATTGCTCAGATGCTGTCTTCTGGTGATCAATCCACTCAAAACCAATCGCAGCCAGAAGAACAATCTCTGGTAGGAAAAGCTACTGACTGGCTCACTGGTGGTCAAAGTGCAGGGCAAATTGCTGAACAGGCTGGTCGTGGTCTGGTAAACATACCATTTGACGTATTGCAGGGTGGTGCAAGTCTGATTAATGCAATCAGCCAGGGGCTTGGTGGCCCAAAGGTTTTGGATGATGTTTATCGTCCAGTAGACAGACCGACAGACCCCTACGCTCAAGCTGGAGAAACAATTGGCGGGTATTTAGTTCCAGGAGTTGGAACGGCAGGAAGCATGGCTATTGGATCACTGGCAGAAGCCGCAAATCAGAAAGGCGATTTCGCGCAAAATGCAGCAAGAAACGCCGGAGTTAACCTTGCCGCTCAGGGGGTTCTTTCCGCAGCAGCAAAGGGAATAGGGCGTGGAATAACGGCTATAAAAGGTGATATTGCGCCAGAAGTGGCGAAGAAAATTGCCACATCAGAATCGATGGGCGTGACACCAATGACATCTGATGTTATCCCGCCGAAAAATGCTTTCACTCGCGGCCTTACTCAGGATGCCGAGGGGGCTTTGCTCGGGACAGGCTCAAAGCGAGCTGAGCAATATGCAACGCGTAGTAAGCTGGTAAGTAATTATTTTGACCGTTTTGGTGAGTACAACCCTGATGATGTGGTGAAATCTCTGACCACCACGTTAAGGGGGCGGAAGGATGCCGCTGGCGCTGTTATCAATGACGTCACCAATAAAATGGGTAATGCCGCAGTTGATACCACAAATACCATGAATGCTCTGAATACAGCGATCGCAAGACAGGAACGGCTTGGGACGTCTGCCAATCAAAGCCTGCTTACATCCTTGCGTAACCTACGTGAAGAATTAGCAAACCCTGCAACTGATTTGGATGTTACGTTTGATCTCTTGCGTCAGCACAGAACAGCATTTAGATCTAATGTTCAGGGAGATGCTATGGTCTTCCCCAACCAGGCAAAAGCAGCTACCAATATGGTAGAGAATGCAATGTCAAAAGACCTTCGTAACGCAGTTGCTAAAAACCTCGGTGCATCAGACGCAGCAAAATACCTTAAAGCAAATTCCGATTATGCAAACGTTTATAATAAGGTGCTTAATAAAAACATTGCTAACAAGCTCAACAAGGCAAGCAGTGAAGCCAGTCCTGAACTTATAAATACCGTTGTATTAAGCAGAAAACCATCTGACGTTAAACGAATCTGGAGCGCATTGGATGATAATGGGAAAGATGCTATGCGTGCAGCTTACGTCAGCAAAATAGCGGAAAAGGCCGGGGACTCTCCAGCCAAGTTCATCACTGAAGTTAATAAGCTGAAATCTCAGTCAGGCGGTGAAATTTACAACACTATTTTTTCTGGAAAGCACATGAAAGAGCTTGATGCTCTTCATGAAGTTCTACAGCAAACAGCAAGGTCAGACACCGCAAATGTAGTAACTCAGACGGGGCAATCGCAAGCCAACAGGATAAGGACGATTGGCGCAACTGCGACTCTTGGGGCAACACTGGCGCTTGAATCTGGTTTCGGTGCAATGATGCGCTTGTATGAATCCAAAGCCGCAAGGAATGCGCTCTTACGTCTGGCAAACACTAAAGCTGGAACGCCAGCCTATGAAAGAGCGCTGAATAACGCCGCAAATGCCATCAGACCAATACTTGCCAATGATGCAACTGATCGCTAAGGGTTGATGTCATGGATGTTGTTAATTGCGAATGGAATCGCGGAACTCTTTACTTGATAGAAAAGGATCTGTTCTCCTTAACTCATCATAGTTTTTATTAAACTTTCTTGCTTCACCAGGGTATCTGTTGAACAAAACATTGCAGAAAAAAGAGAGCAATAACTCACATATGAATGCTAATATCCTGAAAAATAAAGGTATAAAAAGAAGGAAAGGTTCATTGAAGTCTCTATTCCAAACAAAATAGACAATCATCCCGACATACCAAATTGATATCCCTATACTGATGATTGTTCCAACAGAGGTAACTACGATCCCGATTAAGTCGGACAGTCTGTTTGCCAGTAACTCATTTGAGTATCTTGCAATCATATACCGCCAACATTTTGCAATATCATCCTGATCTGTAGAGTCTTCTGGAATGGCTAGGCTTCTACATATTGAAGCAGCTCTTTTTTTCTCAACTCTTTTTGAGAGCCATCCATTAAAGAGATACATCAACACCTGCGTTGCTATTCCTGCACCAAGTGATATCAAAGACATCCCCAAAAATCGCCACCCTGGAGATAGTGACTGGTACTGCCAAACAAAAAAAATTAAAAAACCTAATGATCCTATGACATAGGCTGATGTATCGCTATATATATCTATTTTTTTCATTGAGTAGCCACTCCTTAGTTTTGAGCAGGATACCAGATGATAATGTGTAGTTGGAGTAGCGCGGTTGTAATGCAAGCATTTTGTTTTAGTTTTATGCTTGCTTGTATGTGTGTACAGTGCATATAATGCAAGCATACATCACAACAAAGGTGCTTGCATTATGACTGAAAAGAAAAGTGGCGAAGGGAAAGCTAAGGGTGGGATCGCTCGCGCAAAGTCGCTGACTAAAGAGCAGCGTTCTGAAATAGCAAAGAAAGCAGCGGCAAAACGATGGGAAGGTAAGCCACTAAGAGCGATCAGAAAGGGTAACTTCATTGATGATTTCGGCATTGATGCAGAATGTTACGTACTTGATGATAATGATAAAACGGTTGTAGTTAGTAAAACTGGTCTGGCTAAATTACTAGGAATCGGTGAGCATGGTAGGGATGTAGACCGTTTTCTAAATACGAATTATATGGCTGATTTTGTCGATCCATTTTTGCTAGAAAAATTCAAAAAACCTCTTATTTTTCAATGGAGAAGTCCGGTCCCAAACTCAGCCCCAAATCCACTCGCTGATGAGGCTCACGGTTACGATATTGCCCTTATCGGCGATATAGCCACAGCAATGATTAATGCCGATCGAGCTGGCGCTCTACCGCCTTCAAGATCAAAATCTGCCAGCCTTGCCCAAAGACTTGTTACCGCATCAATGAAAGCAGGGCTTAAAGGACTTGGTTATGCTATTGCAGGATATCGACCTGAAGTACAGGAGGTTATTGATTCCTTCAAGGCCTTTGTTCGTGAAGAGGCGAGGCAGTATGAAAAAGAATTTCCAGATGAGCTATATGAGGAGTGGTATCGACTGTACGGCCTGAACAGGCCAGAGAAAGGACGTCCAATTCGTTTTGGGCAGCTAACCAACATGCAGATATACACTCCTCTAGCAAAGAGTAAAGGTAAAATCCTTGAACAGATTCGAGCCAGCCGAGACGAGAACGGAAAACAATCTGATAAGTTGCACCTGTTCCTTTCTGAAATTGGTGTCAAGGCTTTGCGTCAGCATATCGGTAAGCTTCTTGGTGTCGCAGCGATGAGCGAGACAAGAGAAGAATACGAAAAAGGAATCGAAAAGGTTTTTGGAAGAATAAAACCAGAAATCTAATTATGAACCCACCTGACGGTGGGTTTTTTATAAGGAGTAATCATGACCATAGAAGAACGCCTGAACAACATTGAGTTGAATCAAACCCTGCTTGACCAGCGACTTTCAGATCTTGAGCTTAAAGATCTTGATGCGCAAATATCAGAAGCAGAAGCCAAGCTCTCCAGCTTAAACCACCGTAAGAAGCAAATCCGCGACAGAATTACTCGTGGACGCGGAGGCTGTTAAGGCGTGATGGTAATCCTTGCTCACTAAATTTAAAGATGCGAATCTTTCCGGCCATAGGAGTAATCATGATTTACCCATCAAACAACCCACCAGTTTGCCTGATTGGATACCAGCCTTGCAGTTTTTATGGAATTAATTATGCCATGCTCAAGAGCCTTGTTAGCATCCAAAATGGTCGAGTCTGCTATCAGGGATGCCCACCTAATATGGGTTCCGATGTCGATATTGAACGTCTCAACGAAGCGATCAAGATCGTTATCGAGGCATTTCCCGTACTCTCTCAATCTGGCATGGTCGGCGGCTGGGGTGGCAAAGCCCCATAATAGAGGATGTAACAGGAATCTTGATAATGGGTTTGCGAAACGTTCTGAGCCAGCCAGGAAAACGATATTAGCTATGGATTCAACATTGCTTATGTTGTGAGTTCTAACGGTAACAGGGAGTGACTTAAGAAAGTTATACGCAGTAAAGCCAGCGGCAGTTTCCCCTCCCTGACTTGATATATGGATATTTAATTCAGTTGCGCCTTGAGATAATGCGGTGAGACAGTGGTTCTGAAGTTGCCCAACAGTGGCGGTGTTAACGGGGCATAAGAAATGAATTGTGTGCAGCATTATTTATCATCCTTACCATACATGGTTTTCAGCGTCTCCAGCAGCGCCTCTTTGAATTTGTCAGCTTCTTGCTGAGCAAATGACTCAACTGACTTTGGCGACCTATCTTCATCAATCGCGGCTTGCAAAATCATGACGATCTCGGAGTTAACAGAGCGACCATTTTTTGATGCTCTAACAGCAAGAGCCTCGCGCAAAGATTCAGGGATTCTTACCGTAGTTGGAGAAATTGACACACCCTTTGCCATATCACACCTTTGGTATTCAATTTGATATCAAAGTGTATGCAAAAAAATTTTGACTAGATATACTCACTTTGCTATCTTTTGTATTCGAAAAGAGTTGTTTGCGTGGAGGGTAACATGGAGAAAGAAATAAGTAAGATTTTGGTAAGGATGCCGCAGTCGTTAAAGGATGCTATCGGTAGCAGGGCAAAGGAAGAGTGCAGGTCGTTTAACTCAGAGGTTATCAAGCGCCTGATAGACAGCCTGAAGAGAGAGGGGGTAACGGTGTGATTCGCTTGGATGCAGTAGTCAAAGAGATTGCGATTACCATTTTAAGACCAAATTTTGTTCATGGCGAATCATTTGGCACGAACGAAAAATTGAGAAGAGAAAGAGTATTCAGTGGCAAGCGCACGTTTTCAGAAGTGATGCTTGATGCGGCAAAGAAATCAAAACAGTGAAGCCCCAACTGCTGGAACAGTCAGGGCTTCGGTTGTCGGTAAATCCGTGGAGAAAAACCAACATGAATAGTATAGCAATTTTAGAAGCAGTGAACACCTCTTACGTGCCATTCAACGGTCAGCAAATTATCACCGCCATGGCTGCCGGAGTTGCATATGTTGCGATGAAGCCAATCGTTGAAAACCTCGGAATGAGCTGGTCAACGCAGCAAACAAAACTCATGAAGCAGATTAGCAAATTCAACTGTGTTCATATGAACATGGTTGCCGCTGATGGTAAGCTTCGTAAGCTACTCTGCCTTCCTTTGAAGAAGTTAAATGGATGGCTGTTCAGCATCAACCCTGAGAAAGTTCGTGCTGACATCCGCGATAAACTGATTCAGTACCAGGAAGAATGCTTTACTGTGCTGCATGACTACTGGACAAAGGGAGAGGCAGCAAATGCACGGAAGAAAACATCTGTTGATGACAGGACTCCGCTTCGTGATGCTGTAAATATGCTAGTCAGCAAAAAGCATCTAATGTACCCAGAAGCTTATGCAATGATTCATCAGCGTTTCAATGTGGAAAGTATTGAAGAGCTTGATGCATCTCAGATACCACAAGCAGTAGAGTACATCCACAGGGTAGTGCTTGAAGGTGAGTTCATCGGCAAACAAGAGAAGAAAACCAACGAGCTTTCTGCAAAAGAAGCAAACAGCCTTGTATGGCTATGGGATTATGCCAACCGCTCACAGGCATTATTCCGCGAACTGTATCCGGCGCTAAAACAAATTCAATCGAACTATTCCGGCAGATGCTACGACTACGGTCATGAATTCTCGTATGTTATCGGAATGGCGAGAGACGTTTTAATAAACCACACACGAGATGTTGATATTAATGAACCAGACGGACCAACGAATCTTTCCGCATGGATGAGACTTAAGAATAAAGAATTACCTCCTTCAGTACATAACTACTGATAGATAACCAACGCAACGACCCAGCTTCGGCTGGGTTTTTTTATGCCCAAAATTCACCGTAGCCATGCTTCGGCGATTCCTTGTATCTGGAGCAAATTAAATGACAGACATTACAGCCAATGTTGTAGTAAGCATGCCTTCGCAACTCTTCACTATGGCTCGTTCTTTTAAAGCCGTAGCCAATGGCAAAATTTATATCGGTAAAATTGACACGGACCCGGTAAATCCTGAAAACCAGATTCAGGTTTATGTAGAGAATGAAGACGGTTCTCACGTTCCTGTTCCGCAACCAATCATCATTAACGCCGCTGGATATCCGGTATATAACGGACAGATTGCCAAGTTCGTAACTGTGCAAGGCCATTCTATGGCTGTTTATGATGCGTATGGTTCGCAGCAGTTCTACTTTCCTAATGTGCTGAAGTATGATCCGGATCAGCTAAGACATGAGCTAGCGTCGGAAGCGGGAACAACTTTAATAGGGAAGGGTGATCGAACTCTTGAAGAGTACTTAGAATCAAGCAAGGAAGATTTTGATAACTCATGGAAGAGATATGTAGGTAAATCTACAACGACACAAAAAGATAGCGCATACTCTGGAGCGGCTCACTACCAACCAGTTAGCGATGATGGGAGCGCAATTGGTAATTATACATTTGAATCACCGGTGATTGTTGACTTCTCATCTACATCAGATTGTGTTATGCCAGATTCTGGTGTCGTTTTCAAAATGGGAGCTAATGGACTTACAAGTGGTAATTATTTTTCTCAAGATAATTACCACTTAAAAAATGTAACGGCAATTGGCGGCACTCCTGAAATTGTTACATTTGAACCATACACAGGATTGACAGCACTAGTAGATGGTGTTCGCATTATAAATAATGGCTCTCCAGACAAGACCGCTATTAATTTTAAAGGACAGAACTGGTGGCCTACAGTATCTAATAATATATTTAAAGATTATACAGATAAAAGAGGAAATTTTTGCAAGGCAATAGATGACGGAGGAGATTTATCTATAAGAAGGAGTGGGAATAGTAGATTGCTTTTCACTGGAAATAAAGTCTACTTTGGTGGGGATGCTCTTGGTGGTACGATGTTGAAAGCCAGCGCTGTCTTTAATATTATAAAAGATAATGCCTGTGAACACGGAGAGAACGCGATTGTGTTTGAGTACCCATCATCATTCTCAGTTGTCGACGGACTTTACACAGAATGTTCTTTTGGTGGTGGTAATCAGATAGTAATTGGTGACAAAGAACCTGATCCTAATATTGCAACAATGAATATGATTGGAATAACTATTAAGAATGTTTATTTCAATAATCATTCACATTCATCAAATAGGCTAATCAAATCTGGAAATGAAACCGTAAGAATAGACAGGTTAATTGTTGATAATATAATTGTCACAAATGCAAATGTTGCATCGCCAGTTATTGAGTTGAATGATGTTCCCGGGCAATCGATTTGTGTCGGAAATGTATACTCTGGAGTTTCACTAATAAATAAAACAAGCAATGCTGTAAAAATAATAGATATGAATAATAATTTTATTAAATCGCTAAATGGTAATTTAGCGTCTTCGGGGGGGGACTCCGCAACAGTAAATAATTCTAGAGAAAAAGTATTTGGTAACTTTTTTATTCAATCAACAGGAAGTTTGTCAGTTAGCAGATATGCAAGTGGTAATCAGTATCAAAAAAATAGAGAGTCAAAGAACTACGCGGCTATAACCATAGTTCCTAATACTTCGTGCGGTTTTGAGTGGCAGAACCCAAGATATTCAGACCTATCTGGATCTATAGCAACAGTTCAGTTTCTAGCCAAAGCAAGCACTACAGTGAGTGCAGTAGTTTTAGTTAAATACAAGAACAGTTCTGGAGGTGACACGCTTGCAGCATCATCAATTAGTATTAATGGTGGTGATTTTCAGGAGTTTACTATTCCATTCTTTGCTAACCGCAATGATGATGATGATTCTGTTCTCTCTGTTGATATTAGATTTGAAAATACATTATCAAGCATTGTTTTTTATGTTTGTGCTTTTAGATTAAACAGGGGGGATACAGGACTATGCCGGTCTGCTAATGATTATACGACAGGAGAGATTGATGCAGAGATATCAAAATTCACATTTTATTAATCTACGCAGATCTTTATAAAATCTGAGACAAGAGTTGGTGGCGGAAAAGCTTTGTACTGGATTGCAAAGCTTTGTGCTATTCGGTAGTTAAGGTGGGTCACTCCACCTTTTCATCAATCCAATCCGCCCACCACTGCATCATTTCTCTGCGCTTATCGAGATACTGCGCATGGTTGTAAATACCGCGCACAGATCCGCCGTTGGCATGTGCCAGTTGCACTTCAATAGCATCAGCAGGCCATTCGTGCTCGTTCATAATCGTGCTGAATTCATGCCTGAATCCGTGACCGCTTTCCAGACCTTCATAGCCGATTTGTTTGATCACAAG